CGACGGCAATGGATCTCCTCTTCCACTACCTGAACGCGCGCAGCCGCCTATGGCGCAAACCGGCCTTATCCAGGCAAAAGTGGGCGCTGGGGAAGATATCAAAGCCACCACGGGTCAATACGACAGTTCAATTGGTGCGACCAGTAACGAGAGGACGGGTCGTGCGATTCTGGCTCGGCAAAACCAGGGCGATACATCCACATATCACTACGTGGACAATCTCGCGCGAGCGGTTCGATATACGACAAGACAGCTAGTCGATCTGATCCCTAAAATCTACGACACGGAGCGCGTGGCGCGCATCGTCGGGTTAGACGGCGAAGTGGATATGGTGAAGATCAATCCAAACCAGCCAGAGCCAGTGCGCGTCATCAAAGATCCGATCACAGGTCTGGATATTGAGAAGATCTACAACCCGTCCATTGGTATCTACGACGTGGTTGTAACGACAGGCCCAAGCTACGCGACCAAGCGCCAAGAGGCGATGGAAGCGATGCAGATGATCTTGCAGACCAACCCGCAGCTCTGGGCTGTGGCAGGCGACCTGTTCATTAAGAACATGGACTGGCCTGGGGCGCAGGAGATGGCGGCGCGGTTCTCCAAGACGCTCGATCCGAAGGTTCTGGATAATACAGATGAGTCGCCAGAAGCGCAGATGATGCGCGCTCAGATGAACGACATGGCGAACCAGATGGAACAGACTGCGGCTCTGGTTCAGCAACTGCAACAGTCGTATGATATGCAGAAACTGGCGATTGACGAGCAGAATACGCAGATCAAGGCGTATGACGCAGAGACAAAACGTCTGCAAGCCATGCAAAGCGGGCTGTCGCCTGAACAGATCCAAGACATTGTAATGGGAACGGTCGCAGCGGCTATGGATACGGGCGATATTGTGCCTCGTAACACGCCCATGCAACCACAACTGCCAGGATTAGAATAATGAGCTGCGGGGATCTGATAGGCCACCTCTTCTTAGCCCGCGATGTCACGCACAGCGTGCATTTAAACACCCGCAGTTTTGCAAAACATAAGGCTTTGGGTGGTTTTTATAGCAAAGTTATCGACTTAGCGGACGATTTAGCTGAAGCATATCAAGGCCGTCATGGACTGATTGGCCCAATTACGCTACACTCAGCGAAGAAAACGGGTAATGTTGTTGAATTTCTCGAAGATTCCTTAAAAGATGTCGAGGATTTGCGCTATAAGGTCTGCGAGAAAGACGAAACAGCGATTCAGAACATTATAGATGAAATTGTAGGGCTTTATTTATCAACGCTCTACAAGTTGAAATTCCTAGCGTGAGGAAATCATGGCTTATTATGCAAAATTGACCGCCACAACACAGCTTAAGGTCGGTCTTGGCAAGCTGAAAGGCATTTTTGCCAGCTCCGGCTCATCGCCAACAGTAGCTGTTTACGATACGCCTGACGGCGACACCAACGATCCTGTTGTTATCTCGCAATTTACGGCTGCAACGCCTGGAAATTACGTTTTTACGGCGGAAGGCATTAGTCTAAATAACGGCCTTTATGTTGTTCTCGGCGGCACAAATCCTGTGGTTACTATTCTTTTCGAGTAATCTAAATGGCCTTTATTTATAATCTTACTGACACTTGGAATGACGTCACAACTACATGGAACGGCATTAAATTAGCCGTTACCGACACTGGTTCGTCATCGTCATCCAAGCTCCTGAATTTAACGATTTCGGGGTCATCTACAGGCTCATTTACCGTCGATAAGAGCGGTAATTTGCTGCTTTCTGGCTCTGTCAATAAGATTACGATGACGGCTCCAGCCACCGGCGCGACGCTGACGTTGGCCGATGGCTCTACTTTTGCGACATCTGGCGCTCACAGCGCTACCTTTACGTTCTCTGGCACGACGACGCTTACGTTCCCAACGAGCGGCACGGTCACGGCGCTCGGTAACACAACCACTGGCTCTGGCAGCATCGTCCTTGCGACGTCTCCGACGCTTGTTAGCCCTGCACTTGGCACGCCTACTGCGTTGACGCTGACAAATGCCACAGGTCTGCCGATCTCGACAGGTCTGACAGGCACAGGCACGGGCGTATTGACGGCTCTGGCTGTCAATGTCGGCTCTGCGGGCGCGTTTGTTACGTTTAACGGCGCGCTAGGCACGCCTAGCAGCGGTAATCTGACTAACTGCACGGGTATTAGCCCAAGCAACATCAGTGGTCTTGGCACAGGCGTAGCGACATGGCTTGCAACGCCATCTAGCGCCAATTTAGCCGCCGCTGTTACGGATGAGACTGGCAGCGGCTCGTTAGTATTCGCTACATCACCAACCCTCGTTACGCCTAATTTAGGGACGCCATCTGCGGCGACGCTAACCAATGCGACGGGATTACCTATTAGCACAGGCGTTAGCGGCCTTGGGACAGGTGTTGCGACGTTCTTGGCGACGCCATCATCGGCGAATCTCGCATCGGCTGTCACGGATGAGACGGGATCTGGGTCTTTAGTATTTGGCACAAGCCCGACGATTGGTTCGCCTACGATCACAGGCACAGCTACATTTAACGGCTCTACGTCAGGCACAGTAGCGTTGAAAGCACCCGCTGTAGCCGGAACAACGACATTTCAGCTTCCATCTGGCAATGGCACGTCAGGCTATGTGCTTGTTACTGATGGTCTTGGTAATACATCTTGGGCGTCATCTGGCGGCGCGGCGGGCAACGCTGCTGGCGTCGACAAGAACGTCCAATTTAACGACGCGGGCAGCATGGCCGGTAATGCGGCCTTTAATTTTGATAAAGCAACCGCGTCTTTATCTCTTGGCACAGCCTCAGTTACGACGGGTAAATTAGCATTTTATAATGGCTCAACCGCTAATGCGACAACCATTCAAGCTGGCAGCGCATCTGCCGCTGTAACCTACACGCTGCCAACGGCTGACGGCACAAACGGTCAGGCTCTGATAACAAACGGGTCTGGCGCGCTGTCATGGACGACAATAGCGTCAGGGTTAACCGTTGGCACAACCGCTATTTCTGGCGGCACGTCAGGCCGTATTCTTTATGATAATGCTGGCGTCTTAGGAGAAAAGACCGTTACCGGCACAGGTGATGTTGTTCTTGCCACGTCGCCTTCTCTTACAACACCTAGCCTTGGCGTTGCTTCGGCTACCAGCGTCAACAAAGTAACGCTCACCGCTCCGGCAACAGGATCTACGCTGACGATTGCAGATGGTAAAACTCTTACCGCGAGCAACACTTTAACATTCACCGGCACAGATAGTAGTTCTGTTGCTTTTGGCGCAGGCGGAACAGTTGCTTACACAGGCGGCACGCTTGCTCAGTTTGCCTCCACAACATCAGCGCAACTTGCCGGTGTTATCAGCGACGAGACAGGCACTGGATCGCTCGTATTCTCAAACAGCCCGACATTTAACGACGACATTACGCTCGGCGTTGTTTCTACGGCGACTGGCATAGCTAATTTTAAAGGCACGACATCTGGCACTGTGTCCCTGTCGGTTTATGATACGGCAGGCACATGGACGATGAAGCTGCCGACAAGCGGCGGCACAAACGGCCAAGCTCTTGTAACGGATGGTTCGGGCAACACATCTTGGGGCACCGCTGGCGCAACGGGCGGCGGCACCGATCAGATCTTCTGGTTAAATGACCAAGCGGTAACGACTAACTATACTGTTGCGTCAACTAGAAATGCAGGAACTTTCGGCCCAATTTCTATTAATTCCGGCGTGACTGTTACGGTTGATACGGGCGCTACATGGACGGTGGTTTAATATGGGTGATTTAGTCCTTAAAGGCGGCACGTCTGGTCAGATTACGCTGACGCCTACGGCAGTCGCTGGCACGAACACGCTTACCTTGCCAGCCAAAACTGGCAACATCATTACGTCTGCGGATAGCGGGACGGTTACACAAACAATGCTAGGGACGAATGTTGCCGGAAATGGTCCAGCTTTTTATGCCTACAGAAGTGGAACAGATCAAACAATTTCCTTTAATAGTTTTACAAAAATTGAATTTAATAGCGTTGCATCTCCTGGGTTTAATATAGGTAGTTACTACGATGCGACAACAAATTTTCGATTTACTCCGTTAGTTGCAGGATATTATCAAGTAAATTCGGGTGCGTATTTATACGGCACAACAACTACGACGTATAATAATTTATTTATGTATAAAAATGGGAATCAAACATTAGGCGGCAGCGCCAGCGCATCAAACTATGTTCTGGCATCTGGTTTAGTTTATTTAAACGGAAGCACAGATTATATTGAAATCTATGGTTTTGTGCTTGGGACAGGCACAGCAACAATCGTTAAAAATTCCGAAGTTACTTGGTTTCAAGCATATTTGGCGAGGACTGCATAATGATGATTTATCAGAAAATTATGCAGTTATACCCTGCACTCACAAATTATGATTTTGCGCCAATTATTGGGACAATTCGCATTCAAAACGATGGCGACGGCGATTATATCGCCAAGTGGGAGCATCCAGACTACCCACAGCCAACAGACGAACAACTCGCGGGGATTAAGTAATGCCGCTTACACTATCAGGAACAAACGGCGTTTCGGGCGTCGATGGTTCTGCAAGCACTCCGGCTGTGCGAGGTAGCGATACCAATACAGGCGTGTTTTACGGCGCGGACACTGTGTCAATTAGCACGGGCAGCACAGAACGCGCCCGCATAGACAGTAACGGCTATCTTCTAGTCGGCTACACATCATCAAACGGTGCATATAAGCTACAAGTTAATTCTCAAATATTTGCTACCAGTGCCACGATTGCTACTTCAGATGCAAGATATAAGGAAAATGTTGAACCTGTTACTGATGGACTTGCGCTCGTAAATGCGCTTAATCCCGTTTCATTCGATTGGAAACAACACCCCGTTCACGCATTTGATACGGAACACAAGACAGTTGGTTTCTTGGCGCAAGAAGTTCAAACAGCTCTTGCTGATAAGCCTTATGTAAATAGCATCATTAAAGAAAGTGAATGTGAATTGCCTGACGGCACTAAGGAAAAATTCCTTGGAATTGCTGAAGGCAACATGGTTTCCATTTTAACAAGCGCGATAAAGGAACTATCCGCAAAACTAGACGCCGCCGAGGCGCGCATAGCCGCATTGGAGGCTAAATAATGGCCGCTACACTTAAGTGCGATACTATCCAGAACGCAAGCAGTTCGACTGCTAACCTCACGCTAGATGCTTCTGGCAACGCGACTGTTGGCGGTATGGTGGTTCCTGCGTCTAGTTTCAAAAGAAATAAGCTAATTAATGGTTCGATGAACGTTTATCAGCGCGGTTCTGTAGCTGCGACGACAGCTGGCGCTTACACGTTAGACAGATGGTTTGTTACGCCAACGGGCGCTACCGTAACTGTCACGCAAAGCACATCGACTGTCCCGACTAACTTTACAGCGTCACTTAACGTCGCTGGCGCGGCGTCTGTCACTAATGTCTCGGCTTATCAGCGTATTGAAAGCCTTAACTGTCAGGAACTGACAAGCGGTTCTAAAATCACTGTTTCTGGGTATATCTATCAGTCAACTGGCTCGGCGGTAACGACTGCCACTGTTGCATTAGTGACGCCAACGGCTTCAGATAACTACGCTTCTACGACATCCGCTGCGACGACTTATACAATACCTAGCTTTGCGTCGGCTACTTGGACGTATTTTAGCAATACGTTTACGCTGACGACTGGCTGCACGAACGGGCTTCAATTGACCATTGCGCTTGGCACTGGCCTAACAACTGGGTCGTTCAACCTTACCGGCGTCCAATTAGAAACCGGCAGCATCGCAACGCCGTATGAGCGGCAGATATACAGCGATCAGCTGGCGCAGTGTCAGAGGTATTTTCAAATTTATGGATTGACTAATAACGCATGTATTGCGGTGCTTCAATGTTATTCAACCACACAAGCCTATACAGGTCATCAGTTTATTGTTCCTATGAGATCTTCTCCGACATTATCAACTGGAACCTTATCATACTTCTCTGTTAATGCTTCTGGCGCAAGCACAACAACTGTAAACGCTTTCACTTTATCTAACGCAACTACAGTTAATGCAGAATGGCTATTAACGATCTCGGCGGCGTCCCTAACAGCCGGAAATGCTTCTGTATTACAACTTACAAACGCTGCGGGATATCTAGCCTATTCAGCGGAGCTATGAAATGCAATATTACATTCAAAACGAACATGGCTCCGTTGGTATTGTTGGGGAGAATATCTCCATCCCCGCCGACGAAGCCAACACAGACTACCAAGCCTATCTCGCTTGGCTATCCGAAGGCAACACGCCTAACCCATACATCCCGCCACCAGAACCCGCTCCATTAACGCCCGCTGAGAAATTAGCTGCGGCGGGGTTGAGCGTGGATGAGTTGAAATCGTTGTTGGGGTTAAAATGAAACTTACGCCTCAAGAATGGACTTATATTCTTAACGTATTAGGCCAGCGTCCTTACGTCGAAGTATTTGAACTTATAGCCAAGATTCAAGCACAAGCCGTTGACGATCAAGCGCCTAAAGAGTAATAATGTGGTTAACCGACTAGCCGGATAGCTAGGTCAGAAAGGAAGTTGCCTTGAGCGACGAAGAACAGGCTGTAGCGGAGATCAGCCCCGCGCCGGAACAGGAAGCCACGGCGGCACCTGAATCTGTTGAGACGACGCCGGAGGAACAATCTACGAAATCGTTCACTCAAGAAGAGTTGGACGCGATTGTAGGCAAACGCCTCGCAAGAGAACAGCGCAAATGGGAAAGAGAGCAAGCCCAGTTGCTTGCGGAGCAACAGGCTAGAAAGCCCGTCGCACCTCCACCTGCGCCAGATGATTTTGAGAACGCTCAAGCCTATGCGGAAGCATTGGCCGAGCAAAAGGCTCAACAGCTTCTGGCTCAACGAGAGGCCGCAAAGCAACAAGCAGCTCTGCTTGAGTCGTATAAAGACCGTGAAGAGGAAGCGCGTGAGCGATACGATGACTTTGAACAAGTCGCGTATAATCCGAACCTCCCCGTAACGGACTATATGGCCCAAGCCATCCAGGCTTCAGACATTGGCCCCGAAGTGATCTATCACTTAGGGTCTAATCCGAAAGAGGCCCAACGGATCGCCAATTTGCCGCCGATTTTGCAGGCAAAGGAGATCGGTAGAATCGAGGCCAAACTGGTCGCGGAGCCACCGACAAAACGCACTTCAACTGCGCCAGCTCCTCTTGCTCCTGTCACGGCTACTCGGTCAAGCTCCGGCCCTAGATATGATACGACAGACGCGCGAGCGATAAAGTCGATGTCAACGTCAGAATGGATTGAAGCCGAACGGTTGCGACAGATCAAGAAGTGGGAAGCGCAAAACCGTAGGTAATAAATCATGTCTAACTCGATTTTAACAATCGACATGATTACTCGCAAGGCTCTTGAGATCCTTGAGAATAGTCTTGTCCTCACCCGCACTGTAAACCGTCAATACGACGACTCTTTCGCTGTCGAAGGCGCTAAGATCGGCTCGACCCTCCGCATCCGTCTTCCTGACCGCGCTTTGGTCACGGACGGCGCTGCCCTTCAGGTTCAGGACGACAACGAGCAATACACCACGCTCACTGTCTCCAGCCAGAAGCACATCGGCGTGAACTTCACGACCGCCGAACTGACGATGCAGTTGGACGACTTCGCTGAACGTGTTCTGAAGCCTCGTATTTCGCAGCTCGCGTCTTCTATCGACGCCGACGTTGCAAACAGCTTCAAATACATCGGCAACTCAGTCGGCACCCCAGGCACCACGCCTGCTACGTCGCTGGTTCTGTTGCAGGCTCAACAGAAGCTCAACGAGAACGCTGCGGTTATGTCGCCTCGTTATGCTACCGTCAATCCAGCCGCTAACGCTGCGTTGATCGAAGGCATGAAAGGCCTCTTTAACCCTGTGTCCGCTATCTCGAAGCAGTTCAAGAACGGCATGTTTGGCGAAGGCATCCTCGGCTATGACGAGCTGAATATGTCTCAGTCAATTAAGCAGTTCACGACTGGTTCGCGCACCGGCACTGTAACGGTCAACGCTACGGTTACGGCTGAAGGTTCAACGACCGTTGTTCTGACTGGTCTTTCGACCACGACGATCAAAGCTGGCGACGTGTTCACGATTGCTAACGTCTACGCAGTCAACCCACAGACCCGTGAGTCAACCGGCTCGCTGTATCAGTTCGTTGCTCTTGCTGACGTTACGGCGTCAACGACGGCTTCGGTCACTGTTCCTGCGATGTATTCGGCTTCACAGGCTCTCGCCACGGTTGACGCTCTGCCGGTTTCCGGCGCAGCGGTCACGTTCCTCGGCGCTGCTTCTACGCAGTATCCACAGAACTTGATCTATCATCGTGACGCGATCAGCTTCGCTACCGCCGACCTTCTGCTTCCGCAGGGCGTCGACATGGCAAGCCGTCAGGTTCACAATGGCATTTCGCTCCGCGTTGTTCGTCAGTATGACATCAACAACGACCGTCTGCCTTGCCGTATTGACGTGCTCTATGGCTACAGCGTGATTCGTCCGCAGATGGCCGTTCGCCTTTGGGGCTAATTAAGCGATGGCTCTACGGAGCCATCCTTTTTCCTATCTTTGGAGTATTAACCCATGACAACTACTGCAAATGCGGCTTATCCGCTTGAGACGTTCGGCCCTTATGGCCCTCTTCCTAACGGCGAAGGCGGCTATCAAGTTGGCGACGGCAATTTGTCCGGCACCAATTTCATCAACACGCCAACCCCTGCGGCTATCCCCGCTGGCGCGGCTACGCTTACGGCTGCACAAGTCGTTGGCGGTTTGATCCTTGGCAGCCCAGGCTCTTCGGCGGCAGCTTACACGCTTCCAACCGTTGCTAACCTTGAAGCTGAACTTCCTGCGATTGTTAAAGTCGGCGCATCGTTCGACTTCTCAATCATCAACGTAGACGGTTCTAGCTCTGGCGTCATCACTGTGACGACCAACACGGGCTGGTCAATCGGCACGTCTGGTAGTCAGGGTCTGATGACCATTGCGGCTGTTGCAGGCACGACGCAGCGCTACCGCGCTCGTAAGACCGGCACTGGCTCTTGGGCGCTGTATCGGATCTCTTAATAAAGGATAAAGGCAATGCCAAATACAAAACCTGTAGGTGTTGCCTTTTCTGATCCCGAACTCGTAAGTGGCACAACCATTACGGGCGCGACGATCAGCGGAGGCACTCTTTCGGCTCCTACGATTACCGGCGCGACTCTGACGACAGCCACTGTCTCAGGCACGTTTACCTCGACGGCTACTACCGGCCCTGTTGTTGCTAACGCGACGGCTGGCCTGTATTTCCTGACGACGGCGATCACAGCTAACTCGACCACGACAACTGACGGGCCTACCGCACCGCTGGATGATCCAGTAGCATTAGTGCCTGTGCCACGAAGAAACATACCGCGAAGATCTGGCAGTCTAAAATTACCTGCGCCTTCGCCGCCAGTGTTCCATG